CGGCAGCGGCAGCACGCCTCCGGTCGGCACTCCGATAGGCTCGCCGTGCGTCGTGGCACCGCAGTAGTCGCAGCGGAAGTCGTAGCGCACGAGAATCACTGATGCAACTCCTGCAACCGCGACACGTCGCCGCGGGCAACCGCGAGCGTGATCGCCACCGCGAGGCGAAGCTGCCACGCGAAGCCGCGTCGTCGGTACTCGTGCCCGGCCACCATGCGGCGCGTCATGGCGAGCGTCTGCTCCCGGGTCTGCGGAAGATCGCTGCTCACTGCGGCTGCCCTCCGAACACAGGCGCACGCAGGCCCGCAGCGCCGAGCATCTGCTCCTCCTGCGCCGTGCGGGCCTCGACCAGCGACTTCTGCAAGTCGGTGCGTGCGGTGATGACGCTCGCCTGCGCCTTGGTCTGCTCGGCCTGCGCCTTGGTCTGCGTCGTCTGCGCTTCGAGTTGCTGCTCGGGCGTGGGCGGCGGCGGTTGCTGCGGCTGCGCGGCCTGCTGCTTCATGTCCTCGATCATCTTGTCGAGCGTGCCCTCGATGGTGGCGCTGCCCTTGAAGCCCGCGAAGGTCCACTTGAGCATCTCCATCAGGTACGGACCGAACGCGGGGTTGGTCTGCACGATGGGCTGCGCTGCGGTGAGGAACTGGCTGACGCTCGCGAGCGCCGCCGTGCGCTCCTGCTGCATCTGGCCGTAGTCGGTCGCGGCCAGCGCCTCGGGGCGCACGATGATGCGGTAGTTCGCCAGTTGCGACCGGAGCAGTTGCACCGCCTGCTGCGCATACGGCGCGTCGTCGGTGAACATGATGTTCGAGGCGTCGATGATCTTCTGGTCGTCGAACTGCGTGACGATGACGTGCGCCTTGAGCGCCTGCAAGTCGGTCGCGAAGGTGGCGAACTCGTCCTGCAACGCCTGCACGCGCACGCTGGCGAAGCGTGCCTTGATCGACTGCTCGGTCGCGGTCGCGCCCTTCTCGCTCTGCCCGCGCATGATGTCGCTCATGCCGGTGACCTGATAGAGCAGTTGAATCTTCTGGTCGCGCTGCTGCACCAGCACGCCCACGGTGTTCGCCACCTGCTCGATGGGCAGCCAGTCGATCTGGCCCTTGATGCCGCCCTTCTCCGCGAACATCGCCCAATTGTCGACCGGGATCAGTTCGGTCTCGTTGCCTTCGACGAACATCCGCGAGATGCCGGTGCTGCTCGCGTCGTACACGCCCACGAGCTTGCACGCCTTGACCAGCCAGTCGATGCGCGTTTCGAGGATGTCGATGCCGACGTAGAGGTCCTGCGCGAGGATGTAGTCGGGCGTCGGCATGAACTGCGTCGTGGTGACGTTGGCGATGAACGGGCGCGGCATCGGAAAGAAGCCGGGCAGCCCGAGCGGATCGGCCTTGATGTCGAGGATGGCGTCGAAGCCGATGACGTGCCAGTACACCTTGCCGCTCTCGCGGTCCCAGATTTCCCAGACCTCGGTGCGTGCCCACGGGTCCTTCGATTCGAGCGATGCGTCGCGTGCCTCGCCCTGCCGTGGCGCCTGCTGTTGCGGGATGCGCTTGAAGTCCTCCCCGAACCGCTTCACGCCCGCGTCCTCGGTCATCAGCGCACGGAACGCGAGCCAGCGCACTTCGGCCCACGTTCGCGCGGGCGACCAGAGGATGTCGCGCCAGTTGACGTAGTCGGTCGGCACCAACTCGTCGACCTTCACTTCGCGGATGTAGCCGGGCGCAATCTCGACCACGTTGCCGGTCTCGTCGAGGCGCGGGTTGCCGAACTCGTCCATCGCGATGAGCGGCGGCACCTGCTGCTGCTCGATCTGCGCCTCGTAGCGGATGCGTGCCTGCCCGAGCCCGGTGATGAGGCGGTCGTCGAGCGACTGCTGCAACGCCTCGGCGTAGCCGTCGCCCGGGGTCTCGACATCGGAGTTGAGCAGCCGCTCCATGATGATGCCCGCGACCCGCGCCACGTCGTCGTTCTGGTCGCTCCACTTGCGGTCGACGCTCACCTGCGGCGTCTTGCCGTACAGGATCGCCCGCATGGTCTGCACGTTGGCGCTGAACAGGTTGATCTTGGAGACCGCGGCCGCGCTCGTGCCGTCGAAGCCGTCGCGGCGGTCGAGGAAGCTGCGCACGATGCGGTTGGCCGCCTTGTGGTACTTCTCGAATTCCTTCTGCGCGGCCTTGAGTTCGACATCCCACCGCGAGGCCCAGCCCTCGGGCGTGTCTGCGAAGTCGGCCGCCGACTTGATCGGGCCGACGTTGACGAGGTTGTTACTCACAGTTCGATCCTCACGTTGCCGCGGCGCATCCGGTCGCGCTCGGCCCAGAGTTGTTCGAGGTTGAACGAATAGGACATCGGCACAGCATACGTCGGCGCGGGCTTCGGCGCGACGTGTACACGCTCTCGCATGACCATCGCGCCGTAGGTGAAGCCGTCGGCGCCGTGGCTGGCCCAATTGTGGTCGGGCTCGGCGCTGTAGCAGCGTCGCTCCTCGTCGTACTTGAACGACCACTCACGCAGCGCAGCGAGGCCCTGAGCGCACGCAGCGGCGTCGAAGCGGCACGAGGGCAGCACCGAGCGTGCGGCGTTGATGCGGTCCTGTAGCGACGCCTGCGGCACGAGCTTGATGTTCTCGGCCTTGAGCCTGCCCGACTTCTTGGCGTCGATGAACTGCTGCACGACGCTGTGCTTGGTCTGGAACGTTTTGGCGCGTGCATCGTGCGGCAGCCAGAACGTGTCGATCTTGTAGGGCAGCACCGCGAGCCGCTCGATCCAGTCGCTTGCATCGAGCCCGGTGTCCTCGTAGTAGTCCACCAGCGCGAAGCCGTCGGTGTACGCCTGCCAGAACCAGAACGCGGCCGCGTCGCGATAGCCGATGTCGCACGAGACGTAGAGCGGCCCGGCGTGCGGGTCGTAGCGCACGTCCATGCTGATGCGACCGGCCTTGTCGGCCTGCTCGATGTAGCGGCCGAGGATCGCGCCCACGTTGGCCGCGGAGAAGTCGCAGTAGAACTCCTGCCTGATGAGTTCCTCGGGCATCCCGAGCCGCCGCTCCTCCTCGATAACCGACAGCGGCACGATGTTGGTGTCGTCCACCGTGAGCAGTGACGTGTAGCAGCCCTCGGCCTGCTTCATCGCCTCGTGCAGCTTGTAGGCGTGGTTGTAGCCGCGCGGCGTGGTGATGAACGCGGCCCAGCCGTCGTTCTCCGCGAGGATCGGGCGCATCAGGTCCCATGCGTGCGGGTGCGTGACCGCGAACTCGCTGAACGTGATGCCGACCGGGTTCGCACCGATGTTCGAGTCGAAGGTGTCGGCACCGACAAGCTGGATCATGGAGCCGTTCGCCAACTCGACCTTCATCTCGGTCTCGTTGGTGCGAGCCCGCATCGCCTGCGGGATCGTCACGTCCATGAGCTTCTTGCCGTCTTTGGTGATGTTGTCCCAGACGACCTTACGGGCTTGCTTGTGCGTCGGCAGGCAGTGCCAGTAGGTGCCGACGCGACGATGCGCCATGCGCACCGCGACGTTGAGCATCGTGCGGTCCTTGCCGCTGCGGCGATGCCACACGAGCGACGCACGCCTGCCGCCCTTGTCGAAGTAGCTGACGACCGGCTTCTGATAGTCCCTGTAGCGCATCCCCCCAACCACTACTTTCCGCACGGGCGCGTTCATGCTCGTTTGCGCCGTGCGTAGTCTGCGCCGCAGGCCCGGCACCGCCGCTCGCCGTTAGGGCGCACTTGCGTGTTCGCCTCGGTGAACTCGTGCCCGTTGGTGCAGTGTGTCTTGAGCGCGTTGTAGCGACCGTGGCGACCCTTGCTCACCATGTCGAGCGAGTTGTCGCGGTGCGTGCCTAGAAACATGTGCGCCACGTTCACGCAGCTTCTGACATCGCACGCATGACACACGCACAGCCCGCGAGGGATTGGCCCGTGCTCGCGCTCCCATGCAGCCCGGTGTGCAGTGCCGTTGCGCCCGACCCTGCCGTAGCCATTCTTGCCGATGGCCCCTGCCCAGATGATGCAGTCGCTAGTCATCGACCTTCTCGAACACGAACTGCACCGGGCCGCCGCCGTCGCCCTTGTGTTCGACCGCCGCGAGCTTCGGCACGACGAACTGCAAGAGCCCGAGCGCCGCAGTTGCACGCACGCCGTCGTGCTGGCCGCCGTTCTCGCACAGAGAGTGCAACGTATCAACGGCGAGCTTCGCGTTGATGCTGTTGCGAATGCGCTCGATGGTCGCTGCTGGCAACTTGCGCCCGCGCGGCGGGCCTTTGCCCGCTTTAACCGGGCCGCGCTTTGTCCTTGCCTTGGTTGGCATTTGGCAATTAGCCCTGCTTCGCCATCGCACGCATGAGATTGCCCCTCACGCTTTCATCGGGCGGGGCGACGCGAGGCGTGATTCGCGGCTCAAGTCCTCGCCGTGGTGAGGCTGCACGGTTGTAACCCGTGGCGTTGTCATCGGGCTCGTCGTCATCCTCGCCACCTTTTGCGCCACCCTCCGGTTCGCCTTCCTCGCCTTCTTCCCCACGCTCGTCCTCCTCGTAAGGCTTCTCGCCCACGCAAATCTTGATGCTGCCGCCGCCTGCATCGCGCAGCGCCGCGATGATCGCCTCGATGCTCATGTCGTTCGCTCCTGTGCCGTGTACACGCTCTGCCTGCGGCCCATCGCACGGCATGGCGCCGCGTATATCACAACCGGAGCGCCCCGGGTAGAAGCGCCGCGGTGGGGGCGCCCTCCGCCACAGCCTAGTGGCGGGGCCATGGAGCGGCTAAAAAGTGAGTATATATACCGCATTATTGTTAAATTGCCTGTTTTTTGTGGAAATCTGTATTCATATGCAAGTCTAGTGGCGGCTGTGGCGGAAAATGCGTTTTAGCCTACAAAACAAGGCACCAAACCCCCGCCACAGTATCCGTTTCCAGCGGCGGAAACCGCGGCGGCTGTGGCGGGGGCTGCGACTACGCCCCCCAACGGTACCTCGCCACCGTCTCGGCCTTGGCCCGCTGAAGCTTGCCTCCGCGAAGCATTTCCGGGGCTGTGGCGGGGATTCTGAGCAGCCACACACGTCGCCTTCCGTCGACCTCATCCCGCCGTCGACCAAGCATCTTCTCGGCCACGGCACGCACGTCGCTCGCCGTCCTCCGGTCGGCCGCACGTTCCCCGACCATCTCGCACAGGTCGGCCACGGTCACGACGTAGACCTCGGCATCGGCGGGCGCGGCAAGGCAGCGCCCAAGGAAGTCTTTCAGCCCTTCGACGGCCGGGGCGTCGTCCTCGAACTGCTCGGCCTGTGAAGCCCGCAGCGCGTCCTCGGCGTGCGTCAGGTGCCACTGCTCCCCGGCCTGCCAGAGCGCGTAGACCTCACCCCAGAGCGCCTCAAGGTCGATCCCGTGGTCGGTCTCCAACCCCTCGACCGAGAGCGGCCAGAAGCGCCGTGAGCCCGTGTGATCGCGCAGGAAGCTCGTGCTGTTCACGGTGCCGCAGAATGCGGTCATGCGCGGCCAGTCCTCCCACGTCGCGCCGTAGGGCAGCCTGAGCTTGTCGTCGGGGCGTGAGAGGAAGTTCTTCAACGCCCCGGCCTCGCTCGCCCTGAACGTGGTCTCAAGCTCTCCAAGCTCGACGATGATGCCGCCCGAGAGCGCCTCGAACACGCTGTCGCGTGCGGTCGGCCCGCTCAGGTGCAGCGACGCGCCTTCCTTGTAGAACCCGGCCGGTACGATGGTGCGGAACCACGTCGTCTTGCGCGTGCCCTGCTTCCCGGCGAAGGTCAGCACGCCCGACAGTTGCCGCGACGGTTTGCGCCAGCCGCACGCGGCCTCGACGCACTGGATCAGCCAGCGGCGTACATACGCCCGCGCACGCTCTGCGTCGGCCTCGGGGTCCGAGAGCTTGATCGTGCGCACCAGCGCCTCGATATGCGCCTCACCGCGGCGAGCGGGCAGCGAGCGCAGCCAGTCCTCGAACGGGTGATAGGCGTTGGTGAGCGCGAGCCGGTTAAGTTGCACCATGCGCTTCGAGTCCTCGCGGATGCCGAGCATGGTCAGGATGTCCCCAAGCGCGGCGTCGGTCGCTCGCCGCCGGTCGCCTTCTGTCGCGCACCGTCGGTAGTAGTCGTGCGTGGCGAGCGCCCCCGGTGCGATGCTGTACTCCTTGCGCATCAGGTCGTAGCGTGGGGTGAGCCCAAGCCGCGTGACGACGTGTTCCACGTTGGCGAACGTGGCGGGCTGTATCTTCGCCAGCCCTCGCTGCGTGCAATCGAGGTCTGGCAGGCTCTCTTTGGCGATGCGTGGGAAAGCCCCACGGAACTGCGCGTAGTTGCTGCCGAGCGCCTGCTTCAACTCCCCCGGCGTCGCGACCGGAACTTCCTGCTCGCGCAAAAGCCCGGCCAGCTTGTCCATCGTCTGCTCGGCGTCCACCGTGCCCGGGCCACCCTGCTCGCCCACCCAACGCATGAACTCCTGTGTGTGTCGGTCCTTGCAGGTTGTGTGCTGGCACTTGAAGCCGCGCGTGCCGTTCTCGTCGAGCGGTCGATAGCCCGCCTCGGGCCGCGGGTCCGCGACGTGTTCGCTGCGCCACGGGCACAGAATGTCGATCCACTCGCCCTTGTCATGCCGCACGTCGCCGCGCTTGATGAGCCACGCCAGCACCGGATCGTGTTCGGCTCTCTCTGCGCTCACGAAGCTCTCAGTGCGCTCCACTTCGAGCGTGAGCCCGTAGGCGTCGGCAAGTTCCTGCACGCTCCAGAAGCGGTCAGGGTGCCACTCGTGCAGCACCGCCGCGAACGGTTCGGCGCCCTTGTAGTTGAGCGAGCCCGGCACGCGCATGATGCGGACACGGTCGACGCACGACTTGTCGGTGAGCCCAGCCGCGGCCAGCGCACGCATGAGAGCCTCGAACAAGTCGCCGTCGGTGCATGGCTCGATGAAGTAGCCCCACTGAAAATTGCCGGGGGAGGTTTCGAGCTTGTAGCTGGGCGGGACGTGTACACGCTCCGCGTCGATCTTGGTACCGATGTCGTCCAGCACCACGACATAGGCCGCGCGGAAGTCGACCTTGCGCTTTTTAAGCGGCGTGGCCTTGGCAACCGTCGAGACACAGAAGTAGAGCGCGTCCTTCGACCGAGTTACCTTCGAGTCTCCGGGTAGCGCCCACTTCGCAGTGCGTGCGCCCTTGGGCATCAATCCGAAAACAGGCGTCTCGCCCTCGGGCACGTCGACAAAGATGGCGTCGAGGAACTCTTGGGCGCTCGGTGCGCCGTCGTTGCCCTCGCTCACTTGTCGCTACTCGGCTTGAACGGGGCCAGAGGGACCCAACCGGCGGGCACCGACTTGCCGGTGTTGGTCATGTACCCGTGTATGGCGGGCTGGTAGACGTAGACACGCCCAAGGTTCGTGAGCGCATGGATAACGACGTTATCCTCGCTCTCTTGGCAAGTGCTGATTTGGATGATCTTCTCGGACACAGGACTCTCCTTTTTGGGTTTCCAGACTCCAGTGGAAGGGAGCGACTCTACTCCCGCAGTTGACCACGGGCAAGTCGACGGGTACAGTTCGCGGACTCCTAGTTGGTTTACTCCAGTGGATCGACACGGACAGGGCGAAGCCCCGGGTAGCAATACCCGGGGCTTTTCTCTTTCAGCGCCCCGCCATGCGCTCGGCGTCGTCCTCGGCGCAGTTGGCGAACCACCAGAGCGCCATGCTGCCGAACGCCCAGCCATCTTCACCGATGATGAAGCAGGCCAGCGTGGCGAGCCCGGCGCAGAACGCGACGGCGTCCCAGAAGTTGCTCTCGCTCATCACAGGTCCTCCCCGCAGCACGGGCAGCGTGTCGCAAGCTGGAACCACTGGTTCGACATCCGCCACACCGCGCCGCACGCGGAGCATTCGAGCTTCATATGGCGGTTCTTCTGCTTGCCCGCGCCGTCGAGCGTGAGCGAGCCGTAGTCGAAGGCGGGCATCGCGGCCAGCGTCTCGTTGATCCACTTGGCAAGCTCGGCGCCCGCGTGCGTCGCGGTCATCTTGCCTTCGAGCCCGACCGACTTGGCGACGCGCCGGAAAAATCCCTTGTGGCCGCTCTTGCAGTCGTCGGCGGCGTGGATGGCCTCATGCACCAGCACGTCGACCAGCGTGAACGGCGTGCGCATCACTGGGTTGAGGAAAATCTCGTTCACGCCCTGCGAGGAGCGC